TGATCAAAGTCGGCTGGGATTGCGCCATCGCTGCTGTGGACACGCCCACGGCCAGCAGGGCTATCAGGATCGCTCGTTTCATTTGTCATCGTCTCCAATTTTCAGGTTTAGCTTGATCGGCAACTCGCGGTTGCCGACTTCCAACGTCAGTTCGATGCCGTCCTCCTGGAGGTCTTCCAGCAGGGCCAGGGCCACGTCCAACAATGCGTCTGCCTTCGACAGGCTCTTGTCTGCATGGGCGGCCGTGCGCTTCGCCTGGTCGATCGCAGCTCGTAACCTTCGCATTGTGTGTCTCCTGTGGCAGATCAGTCTCCGGCAACGTATCCGGTGACCTCGATTTGGAATGCTGCATAGTGCAGCCCGTCGTCACCGAATACGCCGCGCGGAATGTAGTCGTCTTGGTGATCGAAAATCCGCAGCAACTGCACCGAGCCGTTGTTCAGCGAGCCACGCAGCTTGTGGTGCGTCCGGAGCTGATCCGCGCAGGCTTCGATGTTGTCCAACGTCTGGCCGCCGTCGCCTTCGGTGGCGTACGCGATGATCTCCAGGTCGAAGAACTCCCGGAACGGTTGGGCGCCCTGGGCGTCGCCCAACGCGTCCTCGTCCTCGGTCCCCGAGCGGCCAAACCAGATGTACAGCCCGTCGTATTCCTCCGGCACCCGGTTCTGATGGATCCTCTCGCCGCCGACGTAGCCGGACAGCGTGGCATCGGTCAGCAGGTACCCGCGGAGGTCGATTCCTAGCTGGCTCATAAGCTGGTTACCTCCCGGTCAACCTCGGTCGTCAGCTTCGCCTCGAACGCCGCTAAGCCGGGCCGCTCTGCCTCTTGGGCTGCCTTGCGGATCGGCTGTTGGCCCCGTGTGCCAGGATGCTGGACCCGCTTGACGAAGATTTGGTCGACGCCGTAGTCCACGTCTGCCGATTCGAACATCATCACGGTCTTGGCTTGGATCGCGTGCGGCTTGGTCGGCATCTCGACCAAGTGGACCGGGACCACGTCCCCGCGTCCGCTGATCCCGCCGCGGGTCCGCTTCGCCTTCTTGGTTTGCAGCCGCTTGCCCTTCTGCTGGCCGATAATCGCGACGATGTGAGCCCCGCCCTTGTAGCTTTTCTGCTTGGATGCCAACGATCGCTTGAACAGTCCGGACCGTCTCGGTGCGTTGCGCTTGGCAGCCTTGGTGAACGGCGCGCCGCCCGCCCGTACCGCCTTGCCGACTGCTCGACGCTGGATATTGCGAGGCAGGGTTTCCAATGCCCTGACGCACGCTTCCACGCCTTCGAGTTTTGTCGTCACGGTGGTCAACTGACGTGCTCCTTGCAGAGTAATTCCAGCGACGTGCCTGTCTGGTCCTTGTCGATCACGGCGCCGATGTGCAACGTCTTTTCGCCGGTGGCGGTGACCACCGTCAAATAGTCCTTGGGGGTAATCGGGCTGTTCGGGTCGGCCAGCAGCCGCACTCGATACCGGGCCTCTGCCCAGACCTTGTTAGCCCGGATCAACTCCAGCCCCGCCAGTTGCTCGACGTCGGCCGGCACGTCCGCCATGACGCTGGACGGATCGCCGGAGATTTGCCCGCGGCTGTTCAGCGTGGTTGACGGTCGCCAGATTGTCACGACATGGCGCATCATGGGTAATCCAGGAATTCATCGCCGGGGGCGTACAACTCGAACAAATCCAGGGCCGCTTTCATGTGCCGATCGAACGGCTGCTGGTGGTCTCGCATCCAGTAGGCTTGCACGGCCAGCAGGATGCCGCTTTTGAGCAGCTCCTCCGCGGCCGCCAGTTCGTCTGCCGTGTCGGCGTAGCCGGCCACGAAGCGGATCGTGACCGAGCCGGCTTCGTCGTACACCGACGGCCAACTCTGGTTTCGCTTCAACACGATCCGGCCGGGCTGCGTGGTGGTCTGGACCTTGTAGACCGTCGCGGCCAACGTCTGGGAGTCGCCGGCCGTGTCGGTGTACGTGATCGACGTGACCGATTGCAGCGGCGGGTAGGGCACGTTGATCCACTCGCCGGCAGCGGGGAATTTATCCAGCGTCCAATCGTAGGTGGCCGTCAATATCTGCCGGTGCGTTCGCTCTTCGGCCAGCTTGATAGCGGCTTTGATGAGCCGCTCCAGTTGGTCGTCGTGGTACGTGATCGCGCCAGCTAGCTCGACCTGCTTTTTCGCTTCGGTGAGCGTTACAGGCTGTTCGGCCGCAGCGGTATACAACACGGGCAGATACACGGGCGATTCCTACTGCTTGGTACGCTTGGAGGCTTTCGGCTTGACCGCCTTCTCCGGCTGCGGCGGTTCGCCAAACGGAACCGCAACCTGCCGACGGATCAGCAGGTTCGCCGCGCCGTCAGGCACGTCCACGACAGATCCGACGCGCCGGCCGTGCCAGCATTTTTTCAATTCGAGTTTCATGCTGTCTCCAGTAAACGCCGGCGGCGTCCCTGCCGCCGGCTACTCAACAAACGGTTACGGTCACACCCGCGTTGCCGATGTTCCCGAAAAGCGTTTCGGGAACATCCGGCTAGTCCCCGATCAGCTCACCCGCAGCACTTGAGCCGCACCGGCTTCCGCGGCGGTGTTCGGGATCGTCTTGGCCCGCGACAGCCGTGCGACGGCCGTCAACTCGGTGGCGGTGCCGGAGCCGTCGCCAGAGGTCGCCAGCACCTTCAAATACCGCTTGCGGGCGCCCCGCAAGTCGATCTGGAAGACGGTAATCTTGTCGTCGCCCGCCGCTGCGGTCGGCAGAGCCGACGTACTGCCGGCGATGTCGGTCGCTGTGCCCACCACGGTCCCCGTGATACTGGCGTACGTGCCGCCGGAGGTCTCGCATTCCTGCACGGCCAACGCTGCAAAATTCGCCGGTACGTTTTGGAACACACAGGCGATTTCGGCATAGTCGAAACCGAGCGTGTCAATAGCAATCGCCGTGAACGTGCCGTTGTCTTTGGATTGGTCCGACAGGCCGTTCACCCATTTCGCGTTCTGCGCTTCGTTCATGATTCAGATTCCCGTAAGGAAGAACAGGTAAGAGAGAACGCCGCGGGGCCGTGACCGGTCCCCGCGGCGGTGAGGGGATCACGATCAACTGCTGGGCGTGTTGAGTTGGATCATGCTGCCCGGATTGGACGCGTCGCCGACTTCGTGGCAGTTGATGTCGAACCGGACGAAGGCCAAGAAGCCGAGCTGGTCGTACTCCACGTACCGCTCGCTCGCGACTTTCATCCGCATCTGTCCACGCATACCGAGCATGGCGGTCTGTCGCATGTCGCCAAAGAAGACTAGGCCTTCGGTCGACGTCTGCGCCGCCAGCGTGCTGTTGGTCACCTGGGTGATGACCACAGGGTAACCCAGGAACGTGCGACGTCGTTCGCCTTGGATGACCTCGGCCGTGTTGCCGCCGGCCGCATCGGCCAACCGCATCATGGACGCCGCCCAGCCGGCCTTGCTGATGTACCACTTCGCGCTGTTTTCCGCGTAGCGAGGCAACTTGCCGATCATCGACTCGAGGTCGACCAGGTCCAGCGTGCTAAACGCGGTGTTGCCCGTCAGGGCTTCGACCTCGGAGCCGGCCGCCAGTCCCGTCTTCAGGCCGACGATGCCCTGGTAAGTCGCCGAACCGTCGCCTAAGAACAGGCACTCGTCTTGCTTCTTCGCGATGGCCCAGGCCGTTTCCGTGGCCAGGAAGTCCGCCAGGTTGATGGTCGAGTCCTCGTTGAGTTCCGCGGAGTACTTGACCAACGCGCCCCACTTCTTCGCCGTCAACTGGACAGCGTCCCAGTTGGTTTCGCTGGCGGTGACTTCGCTGTTTTCGTTCAGTGCGTACAGCGTCACTCCACCGGTGCGGCGAGGCATGGCGAACGTGTCAGAGGCCATCGGAACCGGCTGGCATTCGCCGGCCGCAACGCCGTATTCCTCGACCAACCGAATGACGGTCTGCGAGAACTGCGGCGGGACCAGCACGCCACCGGCTGTATTGACTCCCTCGCTGAGCGCCCGCACATTCGCGCCGTACAAGTGCGAGTTGTCCGAGCACCATTGCCGGGCCTGAGGATCTCCCAGCAGGATACCGCGTGCCCACTGGCCGACGGCGAACGCGTCCAGCTCAGCGTCCTGCCCGCGGAACGCTCGCAGGCGCCCATGCTGGCGAGCGGTAGCCGGCAAGATCATGGTTCGCGTTTGCGTCCGCTGGGTACCAGGCTCGCCGCCGCTGTGGCTGTCGTTGTCTCGCTGATTCGCGGCGATCCGAGAAGCCACGGCGGCCGCGTCTTCCTCCTCGGCGATCGCACGATTGAGCGTATCGAGGTCTGAGTTAGATCGCTCCCATTCCTCCTTGCTCTTGTCTGGCCAGAGTTCTACCTCTTCGCCAGCGTCTCGCTTGGCTTTTCGGGCGTTGAACTTGTCGGCAAGCTGCTTGATCTTGTCCCGCAGCTCGCCCGCGGCCTCCCGCAATTGCTTGATGCCGTCGTACGTCTTTTCTTCGCCGGCGATCGTCAGCGTGATGCCTACCGCTCCCATGCAGGCCATGGTCAGCAGAGCTTGGGGCGAGGCGGTCAGAGTGACGAACACTACCAAGCTGGCAGCGGCGGCGATCAGGATGCCGTAGGCGATCCGAGAGAGGGTCTTTTCCGTGTGTGGTCGCATGGTTCGGGTTCCGGTCCGTAGGAAGTCGCCTGCGGCCGGAACACGAAAAAACGGCGGCCGTCTGGCGGAGTGTTGGTTGAAAACACGTCCCGCGAGATGGTCGCCGTCTGAACGTCGATCGGTCTCGATGAGCGGGTGATCGGCCGTGATTGCGGCCGAGCGTCTGAACGCACCCGACAATCACGCCAATCGTCACGCCCGAATTTTACACCGGCCAGCAAGGGCGGCGCGCGCTACCGCCAGAGCGGCGATTTACGACCCTGGAAAAAATCTCTCTTTTTTCCCTGGGGCGTATTGACTCCATCGGCCGATAAGAGTAGTATTACAAAAGACGTGAGGGAAATTCAAAACACGAAACCAAGGAACGAAAAGATGACCAACGCAAAGAAAACAACGGAATCAAGCACGGCTACATGGTCTGTCATCTGCACCGATCACGACTGCGGTGCCCAAGATGTCGACTTTCTCCGCAAGACGAAAAAAGACGCTGATCGGTCGGCCAAGCTATTTCGCCAGTGCGGATACAAGGTGACGGTCAAGCAGTTCACCCGCTGATGAGTCCCCGGCGGGGGACGAAACCGGCTTAGGCCGGTCCGGGATGCAACAATTCACCAGGCCCCACGGGGCCAC